GTCATTAAGGCGCGCGGCGGCGACGACTTGGACAAGGAAGCACACGACCTGATTCTGTCCGCTGACAAGCGCTATTCGGTCAAGGCCAACTTGATCGAACTGAACCGGTTCAAAAACGTCTTCGGCATTCGCGTTGCCATTTTCAAGGTTCGCTCTGAAGACCCTTTGTACTACGAAAAGCCGTTCAACATCGACGGCGTGACAAAGGGATCGTATGACGGCATCTCGCAAATCGACCCGTACTGGATGATGCCGGTGATGACGACTCGCGGCACCAGCGATCCGTCAGACATTCACTTTTACGACCCTGAATTCTGGGTCATCAGCGGGAAGAAGTATCACCGCTCGCATCTGTGCATCGTTCGCGGCCCGCAGCCTGCCGACATTCTGAAGCCAACGTACATCTTCGGCGGCGTGCCGTTGACGCAGCGCATCTATGAACGGGTCTATGCCGCTGAGCGGACGGCGAACGAAGCGCCCCTGATGGCGATGTCGAAACGAACGATGGCCATTCACGCCGACCTGGACAAAGTAATGGCGGACCAGGAAGGCTTCGAGCAACGCCTGCTGACGTGGATTCGATACCGCGACAACCACGGCGTGAAGGTGCTGGGAAAAGAGGAAGCGATGGAGCAGTTTGACACCAATATGTCAGACTTCGACTCCATCATCATGAACCAGTATCAGCTGGTCGCGGCCATCGCGCGTACGCCTGCCACGAAGCTCCTTGGGACGTCACCGAAGGGCTTCAACGCCACTGGCGAATTCGAGATGAAGAGCTATCACGAAGAGCTTGAGTCAGTGCAAGAGCACGTGATGATGCCGATGCTCGAAAGGCACTATGATATCCTTTGCCGCAGCGAAGGAATCGCCACTGAAGTTGAAGTCGTCTGCAACTCTGTGGACTCGATCACTGCCGCAGAGCGCGCTGAGCTCAACGACAAGAAGGCGAACACCGGCATTGCCCTGATCAACGCTGGCGTCATCTCTGCCGACGAAGAGCGCAACCGGGTTAAGGACGACGAGCACAGCGGCTACAACCGCCTTGAAGACGCGCCCGCAAACCAGACGCCTGGCATGTCGCCTGAGAATATCGCAGCGCTGCAAAAGGCCGGTTCGGAGCAGGAGAAGGCAAACGCCGTCAACACCGAAGCCAATGCCGGTGCGATGGTAGCGAAGAAGGGCGAACCCGGCGCGGAAGGCTCCGAAACGGACACCGTAGAAGGCGCTGGAGCGCTCGCTGGCGACCCGTTGCAGGCGTTGATTCCTGTGATCGCGCACGGTTTAGTGTCCGGAAAGGGCGGCGCGCAGCAAAACGCCGACCCGATGCAACTCGCCATCCTCGCTTTGGCGCACGCTGTATTGGGACAGAATAAGCCGCAGGACGGTCCCGCGATCCAAGGAACGCGCCCTGGCACCAGTCGCACGTCCAAGCCCAGCGTCGTCCCATCAAGCCAACGCGCTGGCGATGCAAAGGTGATCGGCCCGATGGCGGCGCACAAGCTTCCAAAGATGCGCTTGAACGGCTTGAACATCGTCATCGAGAATCCGCGCGGCACTGTCCGCGAAGGGATGAACATGGACGGCAGCGAGTGGTCTGTGGAGATGCCTGATCACTACGGGTACATCAAGGGCTTCGACGGCGCGGACGGTGACGAAGTGGATTGCTTCATCGGTCCCAACGCGCGTTCCCAAGACGTATTCGTGATCAGTCAGAAGGACGACAACGGCGAGTTTGACGAGTACAAGACGATGATCGGGTATGACGACGAAGAGTCAGCCATCGCCGCGTACAACGCTGCTCACGATGAAAACTTCAAGGGTTATGACTCGTGCCAGAAGATGTCAATGGACGACTTCAAGAACTGGCTCGAAGCCGGTGAGTGCGCGATGCCGCCCAAGGCATAACGATGCCATTCCAAGCCTCCAAGAAGCGCGAACGTCGCGCGGCTGAGCCGGTCGCATACGGCAAGCCGCTCGGACCCAGCGCAGCCATTCGTTCGTGGTACGAAGGGCTGATGCTCGCCGTCACGAACGAGATGGTGAAGGATTACCGGAAAGAGCTTCAAGAGGCGCTGGAACACCCAGAGGTTGAGGCGTTCTATGCTGAAGATGCCGCTGATTCGGTCTTTCAGCGCGTCATGCGCCGGTTGAATAGAAAGTGGTCCGAAGTGTTCAGCGGATTCGCGCAGAAGTACGCGCCAGAGTTCGTTGAGAAGGTGGATGATCACTCGAAGTCATCCACGTGGTTCAGCTTATCCGCTGCTGGAGTCAAGGAGCCGCGCACGACCTATAATAACAACGTCGCGGCGACGCTTGGTGCGTCCACTGAGTTCAACCACACGCTCATAACGAACATCCAGAAGGATGTCCACGAAAAGATTTACAGCGCGGTGATGCTGTCGTTGACGTCGCCTAATCCGGAAGAGCAAGGAGCGTCTGGAATCCAGAACGCTCTCCGTGAAGCAGGATCGTTCGCGAAGAAGCGCGTTGACCTGATTGCACGTGACCAGACGAGCAAGCTGTACAGCGCGCTATCTGACGAGAGGTTACGGCAGAACGGTTGCGGGTACTTCAAGTGGCTTCACTCGTCCGCAGGGAAGGTTCCGCGACAAAGTCACGTTGATAAGGACGGCGAAATATTCTCATTGGACGATCCGCGCCTATGGGAAGGTCCAAAATCAGATCAGGGACCGCCTGGATGGGCAATCAATTGCCGCTGTAGAAAAATGCCAGTCATCGGATACAGAGAAGACGAAAACGAATAATGCCGCCACGGCTAAAGCGAGAGACCAAACGGTGGTGACGCCAACAATTCTGACTTGAATATTCGGCGTCTTATTCAAAACTTTTATGGAGCCTAGTGACATGGAACAAATCGCACAGACAGAGCCGCGCACAAGCCGAATCCGCGAGCGTCTTATTGACGCAATCGAATTCATTGAAAGCGTCCCGCTTCTTCGACCAAGGTGGGCCGCTTTCGACGTTGCCTTGGTGGTACTCCTGTTCTGGCATTGATCTTGCCGCGCCTGCCCAATTGTAGCCAACTCGCCAGAACGCCCGCCCTGTAAGGCTTCGACACCTTTGATTGGGAATTGGGCTAGTTGGCTACAGTTCGGCATCTATATAGCCTCTATATTCTCCTATACGTATTCTTACCTTATACAATTACTCAATAATCCAACTTTAGGTGTTAAAAGCCTTGCGCGGCGGGCGTTCGAAGAGTTGGATTTTCCGATTGGGCGCGGCAAAGTCGATGAATCGGTCAACTTAACATCATGCAGCAATGAAAGAGTGATTAACAGTAAGGTGAACGAATCAAATGTAGTACTGTAGGACACTGCACAGATACATAATACACGCGAACGCATACACATTGCACCGACCATAGCGCATGCCACAGTCCGCACGACAACAAGATCAGAATGGATACCTTCGAGTTAAGGCCTGTCCCATCTCGTCTTTCGGCATCTTTCAATACTCCGCTGCGCAAATCGGATTGGACGGCGATCCCAACAGAATCGTCAATGTATTTCGGCCTGAATCAGCCGTTAGTGATCCTGAGTTAATCGAATCTCTGCAAGAGGTTCCGCTGATTGACGATCACGAAATGCTCTCCGGATTCGCTGGCGACAAAGATGCGACGGCACCGGAAGACTACGGCATAGACGGCATCCTGTTTGACGTCTTCTACGAAAAGCCCTGGACGCGCGGCGATCTGAAAATCTTCACGCGCAAGATGCAGGCTGAGTTGAACGGCGGCAAGAAGGATTTATCTCTTGGATACACGTGCGACTTCCTTCTGGAGTCCGGCACCTTTGATGGTCAGGACTACGAAGTTGTACAAGTGAACATGCGCGGCAATCACATCGCGCTGGTGGACGTTGGTCGCGTGCCGGGTGCTCGTGTTCTCGACGGTGGGAAGAAGCTGTGCTTTGACTCGCTTAATTTTGATGTTTCCATTAACCCTCTTTGCGGAGAGATCATGAAGCGTAAAGCTTTGGACGGTAATGTAGTAGCGACCCTCCAGGCCCAGCTGAAAGCACTCCTGCCGACCTTCGAACAGTTCCTGAGCGAAGAAGCCACCGAACCCGCGCACCAAGGCGGCGAAGGCGGCGCGGCTGGTGCTGCAGAAGCGGGCGCTGCGGAAGGCGCGGCAGGTGCCGCTGGCACGGAAGGCGCTATGGCTGCTGGTGGCGAAACGGGCACCGGCGAAGTCGCAGCTGAAGGCGCACCGGGCGCTGCTGCAGCTGGTGGCGAAGAAGGCGAAACCGACAACGGCGCAGCGGAAGGCGCTGAGGCTGGTGCCGCTGCCGCAGGTGCGGAAGGCGGTGAGCAACAGGGCGGCGCTGCGCAACTTATCAGCCAACTCGAAGCCATCTTGGCCCAGCTGAAACAAGCGACGGGCGCTGGCGACGAAGGCAGCGAAGGCGAGGCCACCAATGCAGCAGGAGAATCGACCGAAGACACCGTTGAAGGGCTTGAAGGAGCGGCGCGAGAAGGTGCGGATGAAGGTGCGGGCGGCGAGCAAGGTGGCGCGTCGCAAGGACCGGCAGCAGGAAAGCACGCAGGTGCTGATGCTGCGCTTCGTTCTTTCCACGCTGACCTTGCTCTTAAGAATAGCCTCAGCAACCGGCTGTCTAAGGTGGTTGGCGCATTTGACGGAGCCTTGGACCTCGCATCTGCAACAGCTGGTGACGTCGCTGTTTACGGGGTGAAGAAGCTGAAGCTCAAGTGCGCGAAGGGCCAGGAAGCAATCGCCCTGGACGCGTACCTGACCGGCATCGAGTCCGCACGCAGCGTTACCCAAACCCATCAACAATCCAAACGCGCTGCGGATGCCGCACAGCAAGAAGTGCCGGCAATCAACGCATACTTCAAGGAGTAACCAGCGATGTCTCTGCAAACAATCGTCCAGCGTGCCTACACCACCGGCTTCGCTGGCCAACAAGTGGCTGACGGCCCGCGCCGTGCCAAACCGGCCCGTATCTCGTCGGCAACCCTCGGCGTCGATCCGGCTGCATCCACCAACCGCATGTCGCGTGCGTTCGGCTACAGCGGCGAAGTTCCTGCTACCGGCACGACGCTCGCGGCTCGCGAAGCACTCGTTGCAGTGGGCGGGCCGATCTTCTTCGGTATCCTGTTCCATCCGCAGCACCACACGTTGTACGGCTCGAACGGCAACGCGTTGGGCAGCACGATGGACCTGCCGATTGGCGCAGAAGCCGAATTCGCAGACATGATTCCAGGCTTGGTCGTGGAACTGTTCAACGAAACCACGGCAACCAAGGCCATGGCGTTCGGTGACCAGGTGGCCTTCTGCCCGAACAACATCACTGCCGGCAACAACGCGCAAGCGGTGCCCTATGGCGGTCTGATCAGCGTTCCGGCAGGTAGCGCAGCGCCGACCGGTTTCATTTTGATTCCGAACGCCAAGATCACCAACGCGGCCAGCATTGCCGCGTCGTCGGCAGGCGCTGCGGTTTCGGCCCTTTCCACCATCCAGCTGTAATCGCACAGCTACATAGGAGCGCGAGATAATCATGCAACTCTCCAAAACCCGCTCGTCCATCGCTCCGCGCAAAGTGCGCCCGCTGGCGATGGACAGCAAGGAAATCACCGTTGCGGCGGTGAACCAACTGGCCGAAAAATTCGGCATCGTGTTCGATCACGCGACCGTGCTGCAGCAAGTTCAGCTGCTTCACGACCATCGCGCAAGCGGCACGATGGACTCGGCGTTTGTGGCACCGGCAACCGCTGGCTCGCTGCCGACACCGATCCAGTTCCTGCAAACGTGGCTTCCCGGCTTCATCAAGGTGATGACGGCGGCGCGAAAGATTGACGACATCATCGGCATCAAGAACGTCGGCAGCTGGGAAGACCAGGAAATCGTTCAAGGCATCGTGGAACCGGCGATGACGGCGACGGAATACGGCGACTTCACGAACATTCCTCTGTCGAACTGGAATACCAACTTCGTCAAACGCACCATCGTGCGCGGCGAACTCGGCATGCAAGTCGGTCTGCTCGAAGAAGGCCGCAGCGCCGCCATGCGTCTGAATTCGGCGGACACGAAGCGTACTGCTTCGGCAGTCGGTCTCGAAATCTTCCGTAACGCCATCGGCTTCTACGGCTGGAATTCGGGCAACAACCAAACGTTCGGTTTCCTGAACGATCCTTCGCTGCCCGCGTTCATCACATCGAGCGTTACGGGTGGCTGGAACGGCACCAACGGCACGTTCCAAGGCATCACCGGCGACATCCGGATGGCCATCGTCACGCTCCGTACGCAGTCGCAAGATCAGATCGACCCGGAAAAGGTTGAAATGACGCTGGCGCTGCCGACCGGCAAGGTGGACTACCTGTCCGTGACGACCGACTTCGGCGTGTCGGTGCGCGACTGGCTGGAGCAGACCTATCCGAAAATCCGCGTGGTCTCCGCGCCGGAACTCGGTGCGGCAAATGCTGGCGCAGACGTGTTCTATCTGTTCGCTGAAGACATCGACAGCGCGGTGGACGGCTCGACGGACGGCGGCGAAACGTTCGCCCAGCTGGTGCAAACGAAGTTCGTGACGCTGGGCGTCGAAAAGCGCGCGAAGTCGTACGTGGAAGACTATTCCAACGGCACGGCTGGCGTTCTTTGCAAGCGTCCGTGGGCAGTGGTTCGCGTCACCGGCATCTAATCGCGGAGTAATCTGCGACGCAGGGCTGGCTTGGGAAACCTCGCCAGCCCATTTTCTCGACCGCAAAGGCTTCAGGGGCTGCAGCGGCGTAACTACAAGGACTGAAAATCATGACTGTTTATGTACTTTCGAAGATGACCAACGCAGTTTCGTATCGCAACTATCGCATGGTTGGCGATGTGAACGGAAAACAAGGTCCGCTGCCGGTTCCGACCGACACCGTTATCATTCGCGGCGGCGCAGATCGTCCGTCGCAAAGGGGTGGCTTTGGAGAGGCTTCCGAAGACATCAATGGCAATGTTCTCTGGACTCCGCGTGGCGTGGTCACAAAGCTTA